CAACATGACCGTCTCGGCCTCGGAGCTGCGGTAGAAGTTGTACAGGCGCTGCGGATCTCTCGCGAACCTGATCAGCGAGAACACATAGCGCTTGTCCTCGATCCACATCTCCTCGCCGAGCGCCGTGACGATCGGTATCCACTGGCCCCGCCAGTCGGTCTTGTCGAGGATCTCGACGCCGTTGATCCGGCACATCTTGATGTGTCGGATCTCGTCGTCCCGCTCGATGCGCTTGCCATCCTCGTCGGTCGCGTACGCCAGCCCCGCCGGCAGCTCGTCGGGCAGCTCGTCGGCGTACTCGTTCGTGATCTTGCCGTCGGGCCACTGGATCGCGACGAGCGTTTTTACCTCGACTTCGACGTACCAGTAGCGGGCGACGAGCACGGCCTCGTCGGTGATCCAGCCGGGCGCCGGGCTCGTGCCGCCGTCGAAGAAGGACGCCTGAACGAGTTCCGTCTCTCCGAACTCGGCCTTGTAGTCCTCCCGCGGAACCCACTCGAGTTCCATCGCCCACATCGCGTCCGACTTGTCGGCCTCTTTCGCGAAGGGGTCGACGAAGACCGCGAACGGGTTGATGATTCGCTCGATGCGGAGTTCCTGGTCGAAGGTCTTGTTGCCGCAATAGCGGGTGGTGACCTTGGAGTGCCCGAAGCCGCCCTTCGTCGACTGCTCGAGCATCGTCTCGTAGACTTGGGGGGCTTTCGAGACGTATTGGATGTGGCGGATCATGCCCTCCAAAACCTTGGCGGTTTCGGGGTCGCTCGACGAATCGACCGGCAGCACTTCGATCGAGGGCGGGTTCATCCGCGCCTCGTTCGCGATCATATTGAGGGGGCCGGTGAGCTTGTTGAACGTGAGGCACGGCCGCCGGCCGGTAGTCATCGCCCTGCGCGCCCTCTCGTCCTCGGTGTCCCACTGCTTTCCGGCGGCGAACTCCAGATCGATCAGAGCTTCCCGGCGGATCTCGCTCTCGGCGTCCTGGGCGAGCTGGTAGCGCGCCTTCGCGGTTGCGAGGATGTCTTTGTCGGACTGTCGCTTGGGCACTTCAGGTCTTCAGTAGCCGTCCATCATGTCCCGCAGGGAGTTCTTTGCCTTCTTCTTCGGGGCGCCCGCCTTGTGCAGCGCGATGGCGACGGCCTGCTTCTGGGGCTTGCCCGCCGCCCGTTCCGTCTTGATGTTCTTCGCGATGACTGCTTTCGAGGAACCCGGTTTCAACGGCATCGTTACCTCCGCGCCTGGTCGATGAGGCGCTGGATATCGCCTTTGACGATCGCCATTCCTTCCCGCGCTACCTTTGCGTCGTAGCCCTCGCCGTCGAACGCGCGCGTGATCCAGGCAAAGAAGGCGTCGATGCGGGCGTCGATGACGTCGAGTTCGCGGGCGCTCAACTTGTCCATTTATCCCTGCGGATTGTCCAAGAGCAGCGAGTGCCATTCCGGCTCGGGTCCGCTTCCGTCGCAGTAATTGAGGTAGTCGACAACAGCCTGACCGACGTCGGCCGGGATGCGGCCGTTCGGAAAGTGGGCGACTTCGGTCAGGATGCTCGCGAGTTGCTGCTCGTCGTAGTCCTTCTCCGGTAGAAACTCCACCACCATTTCGCGCCACGTCTTCGTGGCGTCAAGACCCGGATTTCGTCCTTCGTAATATCGCTGCATAAATCACCCCATCCAACTCCCCGCGGACCCGCGGAGCTGCGTCTGGTCCTGCTGCGGCTCGACCGGCGGGACGTGGGCCGCGAACGTGAGGGCCAGCGCGTCACCGCGGTCGGGAGACGCCACGCCGCGCTTCGCCATCGATTCCTTCGACTCGATCACGAGCTGGTCGGAGCGGTTCAGATGGCTCCCCGGCGCCGTGAGGTCCGTTTCGAGGACGACGTCGTCGCCGGGGATCGCGCCTCGCTCGAGCCAGTCCTTCATCTTTTGCCACATGTACGCGCGCATGTTCGCCTGGTGCCGGTCGGGAGACGGGGCCCCGAAGTTCACTTCCTGAATGTTGTCGTGGCGCATCCGCAGGCGCTCGACGTAGGGCGCTCCGTAGGCGCTATCGACGAACATCATGGACACCCGGTGTCCCGGCCGCTTATCGGTCAGGATCTCGGTGAGCTTCGCCAGGATGGCGCTGCGTTCCTGCGAGTGCTCGCCGGGGATCGCGATCGGCGGGATCGACCGGGCGTCCAGCCCCCGGCGGAACCAGACGATATTCCACGCCTGGCCGCCGCCCGAGACGTCGAAACCCGCGATTAACGGGTCGTCGGGGAATGAAGCGGCCGCCCGCACCTTCGCCGCATCTACGCGCGTCTGGTCGACGAACTGGAGGTCGCCGGCCCGCGGAGCGATGCCCTTGACGCGCACGCGGACGAAGTCCGAGTCCTCGCCATAGTCGGCGATCCACTGGTCGATGGTCGCCTTGTTCGTGAAGCGGCTGCTGCGCGAATCGATGCACCGGACGTTCCACCGGTCCCGCATCCTGCCGAAGCAGATCTCATAGAAGCGGCCGCTCTTGCGCGCCGGCTGGCCCCACGCGAACCACATCGGCTCGCCGTCCGTAAGCCCGCCCTGCGCCACGTCCCAGATGCCGTCGGGGATGTGGGACGCCTCGTCGTACATATACCAGGACGAGCTGGTGCGCGCGTGCTGGCCGGCGAACGACTGCGCGTTTTCCTCTTTGCAGGTTTGGGCCACGCATTTCCAGTCTTCCGGCGACGTGCGCGAGTAGATGCCCGAGGCCCGGATGTGGAACCAATGCGCCGTGATCGACATCCGCATCCACTTCTGGATGGCGGCCCAGGTCCTGCTCTCGAGCTGCGGGTAGGTGTTCGCGGTGACCGTGCCGATCGAGTAGGGCCTGGTGCTGAGAATCCAGCAGGCGATCATCCCGCCGAGTGTGGATTTCCCTGTGCCGTGGCCCGAGCTGGCCGCCATCAGGATCGGCGCCACCGGGGCCTGCCCATCGAACCGGCGCTTGGCGACTTCGCGGCCGAGGTCGAGCAGGAGCTGCGTCTGGATCTCGTCGGGGCCGGCCTCGTCGGCGAGCGGCGTGTGCGGCTCGCCCCACGGAAAGGCGAACTTTACAAACCCGAGGGGGTCGGCGTAGAACGCCGCTACCTGCTCGGCGAGTTCGACATCAACTGGCGATGCTGCCGTCATTCGGTGTCATCTCGAGCAGGCGCTTCCGGCCGGCCTGCAAGCGATCGATGATTTCGAGCGAGCCCGTTACCTGCGTTTCGACGCGCTCCCGGTAGAGCTGCGGGCGGAAGCGCTTGAGCAGCGCGAGCAGGAGCTGGTCGCTGTACTCGACGTCGTAGAGGATCTTGCTGCGGTGCTTCACCGGCTTCCCCTGGTGGATCCGCATCGACTTCACGCCCTCGCGCGCACGCCGTACGGCCTCATCCTCGAGTGTCTGCGCCGCCTGGTCCTGTACCGTCTCCCAGGCGAGACGGTAGACGGCGTCCGACTTCAGCCACTGGTAGTGGAGTTCGGGGCGGATCTTGGCGGCCCGGCCGGCGGCGTGGACGCTCACCGTCGCCATGTAGGCGGCGATGAAGGCGCGCTTCTTGGCGAACGATTCGTTCTTCTTTGACTTCGAGACTTCCTTAGGCACGCTTCAGTTCCCACACCCGCGGCGGGTTTGTCTCCGTCTCGTGATCGTGGATCATGGCCTGTGGGTTGCCCCGGCCGGGTCGGGCGTTATGGTCGTCTCCGAAACTGAGCATGTTGATCTGGACAACGCGGCCGTCGCGGCGCCGTCGGACGACTACCACGTTCGGCGCGAGCGCGAGCGCGGACGCACGGTGCGAGTCGACAAGCTCCATGCCATAGCGGGAGTAGACCGGGGTTTTTTCGGGGAACGATGCGGGCGTAAATCACCCAACGAGAGGAATCCGGCTATTCTTTAGACCTTGGGCCGGCCAGACGGCCCGATGTAAAAACCGAAACAAAAACCGGAACTGTTGGTTCAGTTTATAATCACGTTGCGATGACAGTCAAGGAGTTGATCCGGTCGCTCACCGCGCAAGACGGCGACTTGCCAGTCATCGTGCGGTGCCGTTGGCCCGGTCAGGATGCGGGCGAACCGCCTCCCGACGACGAGTTCGACCCTTACCTTGTGGTCGGCGATATGGACCCGGATACGGCAGACGATATCGTTGTGATCGAGTCCAAGCAGCCCTAACCTTTATTCCGGGGTCATCAGTTGAAGCCCTCGATCCAGCGGCGCAACTCGCGGGCGTCGTGATTCTGAACGTGCAGCATACCTAACGGAAACATCACCTGCCCGATTGTCCGAAGCTCGGGATGCTTGTCGAGATCTGAGCCCATCGATGTGAAGGCGTTGAGGAGATCGGCCGCATCTAGGTATTCGAGCGCCCGCCGCTTCGCCCAGGCGAGGTGTTCGTCGCGGGTCATCAGTGCCATAGCAGCGGCCGCGCCGCGTCCTTCCGCGCCGCCCGCGTCTCGTGACACTTCCGCCGCCAGGTCGCGAGATCGTGACGCCGGTGATCGAGGCGGCAGAGCGCCGCCAGATTCGTCTCGTCGTCGTTCGCCGAGTTCTGGTCGAGGTGTGCGACGTCCAGCCGCACTGCACGTCCGCAGCGGCGGCAGCGGTTGCCGTCGCGGGCGAGAATGCGCGGGCGGGTGACTGTTCTCCAGCGGTGGCCGTAGGGTCTAGCGTCCGGCATTCGCCCGCACCCGCGCTACCATCCGCTTGTGCATCTGCTCTGCTTCCGCCCAGGTTGCACAGCGTTCCATTTCGTTGTCCTTGCCATCGGCGAACACCCTCGTCTCGAACAGGATGGGCGGCCCGCCGCCAAATGCATGGTCGAGGCCGAGGAAGACCGTCGACACGGTTGTTGTGTGGTCGATGTTTGTGATCGCGACTCGGCGGCTCTCGCCGTTCGCTTCAAACCAGTACGCCCAGGTCAACAGGTCGGGCTCGGGTACGGGCGTCTGGCCGATCAGGATGTACTTGTCGCTCATGGGTTCCCTCGGGTGCGAACCGCTGCCGCCAATAGTCTGAGGCACCCGCGATACCGCCGAGCTTCCGCCTGATCCGGTTGCTCGCCGGAATTTAAGGCGATCTCTTCGTCGATCAGCCTGGCGCACGCTTCCCGCTCGGCGAGCACCGCGGCGGTAATTTGGGACGCCATCACCGAATGCGGAATCATCGCCTCGTTGTTCCCTGATGATATGTGCGGGCCGCAGAAAGGATTAGACGCCGCCGGCATTCGCCCTCTACTCTACCTTCATAGCGGGTCC